CTACTGTAACTGGTAAAGCTAAACAGTTTGGTGTTCAGGTAGCTATAGGAACTAGTGGTAATATTGAACTTGTTCAGCAATCTAAATATGTATTTACACATCCTAATGAAGATAATTTCATGGAATACGATGACATTTGGGAGAACTCTGGAAAGATTGGGTTCTTTCTTCCAGCGTATCTTACTGATGTAACGTTTAAGGATGAGAATGGTAATACAGATTTAGAAAGAGCACTTGAGCATTACATGAAAGCACGTATGGAAGCGTCTTTGAAATCTGACCCAGATGTATTACGATTTGAAAAGATGAACTATCCGCTTGTACCGAGTGATATGTGGTCTTCAAATAAAGGTCACTATTTTCCAATATCAGAGCTTATAGAACAGGAACGTAGATTGATCCATCATGGTAAGTATAAAACGATTGGCAAACCTGTAAAACTTACTTGGGATACTAATTCTAATTATGGTGTGAAAGCTGAATATGATGATACTGCTGAACCGTTTTATGAGTTTCCGTGGACAAGAAATATGTCGGCATTAGATGGTGCGGTTATGATATATGAAGAACCTAACTATGTAAATGGCGAGATTCCTGAGGATATGTACTTTTTTGTACTTGACCCATATGTAGCCGATGATCCTGAAGAAGGTGGTTCGCTTGGTGTGTTGTATGGATTTTTAAATCCTAAATACACACCTAAAGGTTATAATGGTAGCGCATTAGTATGTTCATATATTGGTAAACACCCTGATGGTAAAGATGGGTTTTATTCAAATATTGAAAAGCTGATAGCATATTATGGTAACAATCCTAGATCGTTATGGTATGAAGCAAACCGAGGTGATTCAGTACGTGGCTATTTTGTAAAGAAACGTAAGACTCAATTACTAGCTTTACGACCAAATAAGGAAAAGGGTAGTTCGATATATGAAAAGCGTGTGTTAGATTATGGGATTATGTTAACAGGTATTGAACAGAAATTGGAATTGATAAGTGATACATCTGATTATTTGTTACAGCATGTTACACATGATGGATCAACTAAGCGGTATTACGAAACCATTCCAGATATTTTCTTAATTAGGCAAATGATTTCATTTGAAATTAAGAAGCATAAAAACTTTGACGCAGTTTCGGCATTTATATTAATGCCATTAGTTGTGAAAGAGTTGGAACACAAAATAATTCAAGAGATAGAAAAAAAATCAAAACACAATCCGATGGCTGTACTGTCTATGAATACTAATATTTTTAAGACAGAAGATACGCATCGAAGGATTGAAAAATTTAAACAGCAATATGAACAGTTTGCGAACAGAATTGATTGAAAACGGGATTGATAAAATTGTAGAAGGTATTGATAAGGTAGCTGAGGTTATTGTCTCAACTATGGGTGGCTCTGGTAAAAATGTAATTATTCGAAATAGTAAATCTACAGTATTTACAAAAGATGGTGTATCTGTAGCGTCTAGTTTAAATTTAAAAGATCCTATTGAGAATATAGGTGCAAATTTAATAATTGAGGCTGCCAATAAAACTGTACATCAATGCGGTGACGGTACAACAACTACTACATTATTTGCTCATTCGCTGTTGAAAGAACTTTTAAAGTTAAACGTATCTACTGAAACAATACTAGATGAATTGGATGAATTTTTAGTCGAATATGAGTCATTGTTAAGAAGTCAATCGAAAAAGATTGAAAGTATTCAGGATATATATAATATTGCATTGACATCTGGAAAATCGGCTGCTATTGCCAGATTGCTTAAAGAGATTTATCAGAAGACTGGTAACGATGCTAATGTATCGCTTGAGATGTCTAAAGAATCTGATTCTACATATTATGAACTTGTAAATGGTTTAAATTTTGAATCAGGTATGATTAACTCAAGATTTGCTAATGAAGATAATGGTAACTGTGTATACGAAAATGCGTATATAATGTTGGAAAATGATGTAGTGTCTAAGCCTATTGAATATAAAGAATTGTTTGATAAATTCTTGAATGATGACGAGCCTCTTGTAATAATTGCTCCGGGATTTTCAGACTTGTTTATTAGATTTGCATTAACTGCTAAGTCTAACAATGGTCTTAAAATATGTCTCATAACATCTCCCGGTTACGGGTCATCGATTAAAGAGAATTATAGAGATATTGCAACGTTTAGTAATAACGGATATGTTGATAAAATTGTAATCACAAATTACGATTTCACAATATTTAATCAACCTGATCTTAACAAGATTAATAAACGTACCGAACAGTTACGTAAAATGATTGATAACGCTCATGAAGAGTTGTTTGTTAGAGATTACGAAAAACGAATTGTAGCTCTCAATCAGTTAGGTGCTGTAATTTATGTAGGTGGTCAAACAGCAACTACAGCTAAAGAAGAATATGATCGTATTGAAGATGCTCTTGGAGCTGTTAAGATGTCGATTAAAGGCGGTTATGTAAAAGGTGCTGGTAGTGAATTGTATCAAATATCAAATGCTCTTTCTACACACTATAATTGTTATGATGCGTTTATTAATACGCTTAAGCTACCATTTGTGATTATAATGAGAAATGCAAATATATCCAGAGAGCTTAAGCATGACATACCTTATAATGTTAAGTTAAAACAATATGATGAATCGATTTCAGATTCTACTGAAATTTTAATAACGTCCATGAAAAATGCTATAGCTATGGTTAAACTTTTAGTAAATACATCATTTACTATTTACAATGAAGAATATTAATAAATCTGAAAAAACTTATTCTAAGAGAAAGCGGGCTAAATTAGTACCGCATGATCGTTTAAAAACTAAATATAAGCGGTACGAATTAATTGAACCACCTGATGACATAGATCTTAAAAAATATGACAGAAACACAATCGAAGAAGATTGGTAAAACCAATCCTGTATTTTCATTAAAAGTTTCCGAAAACGAAAAATTTGCAAACGATAATGAATGGTTTAAAAATTACATGTTATATGTAATACCGAATGAGAGCGCAGTTATTCCAGAATTTGATATGATGAAAACATCTTATGAAATTGTTAATAATAATCTGGAAGGTTATCGTGATAAACTTAAACAGTTTTGTGCCCCACTTGGTGAAGATATTGGTCAAATTGAAGAAGAAGTTGTACCGTATCCCGAACTTTATAATAAAATAAATGTATTAAAAGGCGAAATGCTCAAGCGAGGTGATACGTTTAAAATAGTATTATTAACTATGAAAGCTATTAAAGAAAAGAATCAAGCATTGTATGAAGCTATTAAATCTTCAGTTGATGAAAAACTTGCAATAATGTTAGAGGCTCATAAGAGTCGAATGGAAGGTATGAATGATCAGCAGGTTCAAGAGTATATTGAACAACTCCGTACTCAAGAAGAGCCTGAAGATATTTTAAATAAAAATTGGCAAAGTGAAATGGAAATATTTTATTCAAAAGCTTTAAAGTACTGTTACTTTGATCAAGAGATTAAACAGAAGAAACTTGAAACTTTTGAAGATGTTATTACTGTTGATAGATGCTTTATATATTCTGGATGGAAGAATGGGAAACCTTATTTAGAAATACGAAACCCATTGTTTTGTGGATTTCACAAATCACCCAATGAGCCATACATTCATAAAGGTGATTATTTTTGGTATAGGAAAGCTATAACACCTGCAGATGTATTTAACAATTATAATCTTACACAAGAAGAATTAAACAGTTTAGGATTAAATACCTATACAACTGCTATTACAGATCGTAGACATGCTGTTGGTAAAACTGCAAAGCCTGTATTTGATCATACCAATCAAGAATTGTTAATGGCATCTGATGAAACTGTTGTACATAATAAGAATATAGGTACACACCAGAGCGAAGCTAAGGCATTAAAACGTCAGAGCGATTTAGTATGGGAAACACACTTTGAGTTTAAAGCTTTTAAGGAGATTATATTGTTGTCGTATGTTGATGAATATAATGAAGAAGTTGTAACAGTAATGCCTTTAAACTTTAAAGATAATATTCCTAAAGAGGCTGTTAAAGAAATGTTTACAAATAGATACGGTATTAAATCAGAAAGACTTGTATGGTTTGATAAACTTACGGGTACTGAGTATAAAGCCGAATCATTATGGGTTCCTCGTAAATATGAAATTATTCGTTTAGGTAATAATGTATTTCCAGTTTGCAGAGAAGTTCCTCATCAGTACACAAACATCGATGATCCGTTTAATAGTTTCACTCTTTCCACAAAGGGTGCTGTATTTAGCGCTAGAAATGCTAAATCGGTGTCTATACTTCAAAGAGCGCTTGCTCCTTATTTTCAATATATATATGTAAAGCTTATTCAAAATAGAGAGTTTTCAAAGTATTTAGGTTCTACACTTGATATTGATACTGATCAAATACCAGATGATCTTGGTAAAGATTTCTTTGGTAATGATATTAGAGACAAGTTTATGACTTGGTATGCTTATTTAAAGAAAACAGGTATTAACTTTTATTCAGGTAGTCAAACATCTATTGGTGGATTACCGCCCAGTACAAGATCACCGGGTTCAAAAGCTAATAATTTTGAAAACGCGATGCACTTGTTTAATTTACAACAATTGCTTGAACTTATTAAACGTGAAATAGGTTTTGCAATGGGGATTACTCCTCAACGTGAAGGTAGTTTTGAGCAACGTAGTAATGTTTCAGATAATCAGCAAGCGATTATGCAATCATATAATATTACTGAGCCTTATTTCTTCTTACATAACCAAATATGGAAAGAAGCTATAAATGATTGGTTGGTTAATTTTAGAGTGCACTGTAATAATATTTTTAAAGCTAATCCCAAACTTAAAGAACATTCGTTTTATTATATTCTACCCGATGGTACTGAAGAGTTATTGCGTGTTACACCTGATAGTTTAACGCATACATCTATTGGATTGTTTGTAGCAGATAGTGCTCAAGAACAGAGATATATTGATTTCATGTTAAATGCTTCTCAAGCTTTTGCACAGAATGCTGGTGAGGGTATGGCCACAATGTCTAACTTGATCAAGCTTATTACTAGTGGTGCAAGTCCTGAAGAAATTCACAAGGCTATTTTAATTGAAGAAAAACGTCAGCAAGATCGTCAAGCTCAAATTCAGAAGATGCAAGCTGAGCAAGAGCAGAAGGCTATTCAGTTGCAGCGTGAAGCACGTGAAGATATTCAAGCTCATGAGATTGAAAAGATTGTTACAAAAGCTGATCAAGATCGCACAACTAAGATTATGACTGAAACTATTAAAGCTCAGAGTTGGACTGAAGAAAAAGATGCTGATAATGACGGTAAACCCGATCTATTAGAAATTGCCGATCACTATTTAGATCAACGCAAATTGGATTTAGAAGTTGAAAAGTTTGAGCATCAGAAGGAAGTAGATGCCGAAAAAATCAAAATTGATAGAAAAAAAGCTAATCAG